CTAGCCCTCCGCCCGCGCCGCCTTCTCCAGCGCCGCAAGCTGCGCCTCGTCCAGCGTCAAAAACCCCATAATGTGCTGCACCACTTCGGCACGGGCATTGCTCAAGGCGCTGTGCAGTTCGAAGCCGTTCGGGGTCCTGGTTCTGGCCATCCATTCGCCATAGGACGGGCGGCGGTAATAGCCTGTCGTTGCGGCGAGGTCGGCCAGCACCATCTCGCCGTCCTGGCCGGAAAACACCCTGAGATAGGCCTTTGCCAGGGCATCGCGCGCCTTGGCCGGACCGCCGGCCTGCCCGGAATGGGCAAAGCGTTTGCGGCTCATGCGCTGGCGCCCGGCCCAGCCGGACCGCCCGGCATCTCAGCCCCGGCCTGCCCGCCCTGCAGCATGCCTTGCAGGCCGTCGAGCAAGCCGCTGTCGCGCGCCTGCACGGCCGCCGGCACCGCGTCCTTGGCAGCCTTCCCTGCGGTGGCGATCGCCGCTATGCCGGCCTGTGCTTGCTGCGCCTTGGCGCGGGCATCGCGCAGACCGTCGACCTCCTCCTTGCGGCGGAAAATGCGCTGCGGACTGCGGCCGGCGCTTTGCACGATCTTGATCGCCTCGTCGCCGTCGATATTGTCCATGATGCCCGGATCGAACTGCGCCATCTGCATGGCCGTGGTCACCACCTGGATGGTGTCGCGGGCCTCGGCCGAACGGCGCAGCACGTCGAGCGGGCCGGTAAAGGTCGGCCGCACCGCCTTGCCGGCCAGGCTCGCCGGCGGCAGGAAGCGGCTGTCCTCGTCGTAAAGCCCCTTGTCCTCGAGAATGCCGAGCTCGCGGTCGAGATTGCTGGCAAACCCCGCCTGGATGATCGAGCCGGAAGGCCCGAGCAATGCGCCCTTTTCCTCCTGCCGGATCAGCGCTTCGGTCGCCGTCATCTGCGGGTTCTGCACCAGCGTCTGGAACAGGTTGACGAACATCATGTCGCGGATCTCCTCGGCCCGGCTTTCCGCGTAGTTGAACGCATAGGTCGGGTTCTGCCCGGTGGCGATCGGCGCGATCAGCGGCCGGCCATTGTCGTCGATCAGGCCGGGATAATTCTCGCCGGGATTGAGCACCGGCACATAGTCGAGCCTCGCCTTCGAGGCGGTCGCCGGATCGGTGACCTGCTGCAGCGCCCTCAGCCCCGAGCGGCGCACGGCGTTTTCCTCGCGCACCGTGGTCAGCGCCTCGATGGTCGGTGAGATGCCATAGGGGTCGCCCTCGTAACGGCGCCAGTTGAAGCTTGACACCGGGAAGGAGCGGAACCCGCTTTCCCTGACGATGACCTCCTCGTCCTCGATGACGTGGTAGGAAGCGAAGGCCGTGTCGAGATATTGGTAGGCGCCGCCCAGCCTATACATCCTGCGCTCGTCACGTGGCTGGATGCACTGGATCAGCGAGATCTTGGTCTCGCATTTGGCGGGATCGTCGACCAGCATCTTGATCCGCGCCGGCAGCTTCTCATAGCCGAGCAATTGCGCCGCCTGCCGCGCGGTGCGCTCGTAGCGGCGATGAAAAATATCGACCTGGCCCCAGCGGTTGCGCGACAGATAACCCTCCACCACGGGGATCGAGGCATAGCGGATCAGCGTGCCGCCGAACCCCTCCTCGGCATAGAGATAGGCCGGGCCGTAGCGCACGACATTGCGCAGGCAGGCCTGCGTCGCCGGCACGAAGTTCGAATTGGCGGAGTAGCGCAGCGCAAACAGGAAATCGCGCAGGCTTTCGGCCCATTCCTTTTCCTCGTCGCTCTCCTCGTCGTTCATTTCGGCGGTGGTCAGCCCATGCCATTTCTCCGACTGCGGAATGATCAGGCTTTCCAGCCCCGCGGCCAGTCGGTTGGCGGCCGAATTGATGGTGTTGGCATAGACGCGAGCGCCGCGCCGCTCCTGCCGTTCGGCCTGCGAATCCTGGCCACCGGCGCGGCGGCCGCTCCAGACATCGGGGGCGTCGGGGTCGCAGAATTCGGACACGGCCTCCCAGACATGTTCGTACTGGCTGCGCTCGCTCTCGAATTCGGCCTGTCGTGACAGGATATCGCGGGCACGGGAATCGCTGGTCATGGCAATCTTTCTTCGTCACTTGCGCGCGAGCGGTCAAATTTCTTGCGCTTTGCGATGTTAAGGAGGCGATGCGGCGGGCCTTTGCAGGAGGCCAATGTGGCAATGACGGAAAGCCTTCCCGGCGCCCTCAAGCGGCGGAGCAAGCAGGTTGCAAAGCGGCTGATCGGCTATGATTCCCGCAACTGGTTGCGCATCAGGCAGATCGAGGCGTTCACCGCGTTTCTGGAAGTGGACAATCGCAAGTCCTCGCCGGTGATCGAGGTCTCGCCCGGCTGGAACCGCTACTGGAAGACGATGTGCTCCAATTACACCTCGGTCGACTTCCCCGATTTCGACATCTGCAAGGACCGCACCGAGAGGCAATATCAAATCGTCATCGCCGACCAGGTGCTGGAGCACGTCCAGCGGCCGCTGGCGGCGGCGCGGAATATCCACGCCATGACCCAGCCCGGCGGTTGGGCGATGGTGGCCACCCCATTCCTGTTTCGGGTCCATGCCAGGCCGCACGACTATAACCGCTGGACCCCCGCCGGCCTGAAGCAGGTGCTGGTCGAAGGCGGCTTCGCCGAGGCCGACATAGAAGTGTTCGGCTGGGGCAACAAAGCCTGCGCCAGGGCCCATATCGGCGGCCCCGTGCGGGCTTACGGCCTGTGGCGCGATTTGAGCAATGACGAGGAATACCCGCTGATGGTCTGGGCGTTCGCGCGGAAAGATGAGACCCGGAGAAACGCCGGTGCTTGAACACCCCTCTCTGTCCTGCCGGCCATCTCCCCCTCAAGGGCCCTCAAGGGGGGAGATCGGATGTCGCGTCTGCTTTTGCAAAAGGTAGAAACTGCCAATCTCCCCTTGAGGGACTTGCGGGGAGATGTCCGGCAGGACAGAGGGGGGTCTGCTTGGCGCTACCCCTGCCGCCGCTTCACCAGCCTCGCCAGCCGCCGCCAGTACCACCAGGGCCAACCGCCCCGGTTCCTGAACACCCGTTTCATCGCGCCCATGTCACACCCCCAAGAGCACGCGGCGCCGGCCGGTGAGATCGCCGGGCGCGAGGTCGGTCTTCACCGTCCCGGCAGTTCCCTGGCGTTGCTCGAGCTCAGCCCGAAGCGCTGCCTCGCGCGCCTGCACGTCCTTGTCGGCAATGGTCGGTGTCGGTGGCAGTGGCTTCAAGGCGGGTGGTTTTTGAAACAGGCACATGGTTCCAGCTTTCTCTTGTCCAGTCGAAGAGGATGAAGGTTTCGCCGTTGCGGCCATATCCAGGCAGACGGCAGCGTTCAGTCGCGCCCAGCCGGCCGAGCCAGCGCAGCGCCAGTTCATTGGCGGCCAGCGCCCGCGCCTCGACCCGCCAGGCTCCCCGCGCCGCAACCTGCGGCCCGAGCACCTCGTGAAAGAAGCGCGTGATCCCTGGCACGCAGCGCCTCATGCGGCGCGTGCCCCAGCTCCAGGCGATCCACAACCCGCCGCGCTGCTCGGCGGCGCCGAAGCCGGCCTCGGGATTGCCATCGAGATCGGCGACATAGGCAAACCCATGCAGCGCCGTCAGCGCCAGCTGTGCCGGCGACCACTGGTCAAGCTGGCAGTCGATCTCGGTCCAGTCCTCGGGGCGGAGGTTGGCGGCGATGTAGGAGAGGTCGCGCAGCGTGGCGGGGATGATGCGAAGCGTCATGCGTATCCTTCGTCATCCCGGTGCGAGGCGACGCCGCGGAGACCCTCGGGATCCTGCCATCGCAGTTGTCGAAAAATGCCGTTGCCGCTTCCGCAGAGCTTGCCGCAACCGAACTGACGCTATAGTATCAAAATACAACCATAGGAGGTATCATTGAGGTCGCTCATTCTCGCCGCGGTGGCGGTGTTCGCCTTGCCATTTGGCCAGGCACAGCCGGACGACCTGGATCAGTCGGAAACTCTGTCGTAGCTGCGCAAAGGGCGTACTCTTCAAGGAACTCGAGTCGGGGATCGTCGTGACGGTAACCGACACGGCTCCGGCAAAGCCGCTTTCACGAAAGGTAAGAATCGTTTGCAGCCGGCCACGGCGGCGGAGCTGGTGACGGAAGAAGGCGACCACGGATTTTTATCTGTGGTCCGATGTCTTCCTATATGTTTGCGGTAGGCCCGGATACAGTCAAGAACTTTAATTGGCGGCCCGCTGAAACCATTCTATACCTCCGCGACGATGAAGGCGTCGAAGCGCTACTCAATTTTGTTGATGTTGGCTGCGCGCTGTAGTTGAAGGGGTGATGAGTGGTTTCATACGTAACGCTGCCTAATAAAGAGGCGATCCTTTTCTCATGAGAGCAGTTGGCTTTGCACTTGGCCTATTGATGTTGTCGGCGCCGCTTGCCGTCGCCGGGAAAGCCAGCGAATGGACCGTTTCCATCAGTGGCGGAAGCGAAATCGAGATTCCCGTTTTCTTTGCTGACGGCGATGCTCGATTGCTTGGTGGATTCGCTGAAAACTTCGGCACAGCGTTTGAACCGAAGCAGTATCCGGGCGTCCAGCTTCGTCAGTACCGAGCCGATACCACTAACAAGCGCCCGTTCGAGTACCTCGAGGAGGAGCTCGTAGGAGATACTGAAAAGGTGACATATAAGCTTGACAAGCCATCGTTTGCCGCGATTTCCGGCACCTCGGCAGATGGCACAGGAATCTTCTATGGCATGTGTCAAAAACACGTTATCGTCACCTGTTTTGATATGCATTGGGACAAGGAAGAACAGGCGATGTTTGGGCCAATTGCCGAGCGCATCGCCCGGTCATTCCGAAAAAATCGGTGATCCGCGGATCTATCACTTCGGCGCCTAAACCTCCGAAAGCAATTCGCTTGTGCGCTCTAAGCAGCCACTTTGCGGCGTTTGCTGGCGAGTGGTACTGTGAGGCCTCACCGTAATTCCTTCAGATAAGGTCGAAGCTTCCCGGCGTAGTTTGAATCGGTTGCATACGCCCCGAACTTGCCATGCTGAAGTTCGGCAAGGGCGCTGTCGATGTCCGTGGCGTCGTTAGCCTTGCCGAATCTGCGTTGCATGAAGGCGATGCGATCGCGAATGCCTTCGTCAGGAGTGGCGTATTTGCGAAAAACTTGTTTAACTCTCACACTGCGACCATTGATTTCCTCATGCGTCCAAAGGCGTTGCGTCTCACCTTTCCACGATTTCCCAGCTTTGATGCCAAAATAGTTGAAGCCAGGGGCATGCTTGCCGCTGCCGCTTTCGTGCGCTGCCTGAGCGGCCATCAGGCGGGCTTGCGTGTCGGTCAGGCCCGCACTCTTGCCAGCTTGATAGAAGGCGTTAACAAATTTCTTGCGATTACCTTTGGCGGCGAGAAGGTCCGCGCCGAAGTTGCCAGCCTCCCCTTTAAATGTCTCGAACTGCTTTCCAGCCTCTTCAACACCAAAGACGGCAGCGAACTGCTCGGGACCAGGCCTGCCGCCGGAATAGGTAGCCCTATCGGCGACGGCTGCTCGCGCGTTCTGGGACGCAATGTCGACGTTGACGCCGGCGTTGACTAGACTTTCCGCATTTGCGGCGTGCGCCGCTTGGACAAGGTCATCAACAGCACTGGGTGAGAGATCGGCAAGCAGAGCGTCGGTCGGCAAGTCATCCTGAAATGCTTGTCCCACCCGTTCATCTGGTGTGAGCCTTTTGGTTGAGGGCCTTGATCGGGTTTTCGGCTATCAAAGACTCGATCCGCGTCTTTGCCGTGCTTTCGCGCCAGGCGGCTTCAGCCTGCAACTTGCCCCGTGGATCGAGACCCATCTTGTTCAGGACATCGAGGCCGCGCTGGCGGGCGGCATTGAAAGCGAGAGTGTCGTTCGGATGGCTCTGAGCGATAGCGTCGAGTTCAGCGCGCTGGACCTCGGACCACTGGTCCTGCTCATACTGCTGCCGTTGCTGGATCTGCCGCGCCGCCATGCGCTCGGAACCCGCCGCGCGGATTGTCTCCTTCCGCCTGGCGAAATCGGCGCGCTGGCTTTCGGGTATTTTCGGCAGGACATCGTCGAACAGCGTGTCGAACAGGCCGGGCTTCACCATTTGGCTGCTGCGCGGATCGACCTGGCCGTACATGGCGTCATGCAGGCCGGCGCCATCGGGCGCTGCGTTGGCCGCCACATCGGCCTCGGCTTGGACGATCTGGTCCATCATCTGGCGGCGGGCAATTTCGGCGTCAAACGCCTCCTGCTGCTCTTTGCGCTGCTGAAAGCGCTCGGCTACGGCTGAAAGCTCGCCGCCCAGGTCTTGCATGGCGCCGCCGATTGGCGATCCCTGCGGATATTGCACCGCGTTGCCGGTATCGAGCCGGCGCTGCGCCAGTTGGAGAGGTATCGTCGCCATATGATTGTTTCCTGCCCAACTGGTTCTGAACAAAGGCGGTCGCTCTGTCGGAGATCACGGCATGGCCGGTCGCATTGCATGCTGGCCGCCGTATTCGCGGGCATTGTCGGAGCGAAGATTTTTGAAGAGACCGTGGAGTTGCCGGCGTTGCGGGACGCGTCCCGCCCCTACCGAAACGCCGCCAGCGGATCGCTCTGCCCCGCCGATCGTTTGCGCCCAGCCCGAAACTCCGCCGGATCGACCACCGCCTCCCTCAGCATCATCACGCCGTATCGCGTCGCGGCCATCAGATCGTCGCGCAGCTTCACCACCTGGCCGTCCTTGCGATGGTAGAGCCGAAACTCCTCGAACCAGGGCAGAAGCGTCGAGAACACCTTGAAGCGGCCGGATTGCATGCGGTCGAGCATTTCCATCAGCCCGGCCTCGACCGAGACGGAGCCGTCGGCGAATTGCGCATGGCGGGAAAGCATGTTCAGCCCGTGCGCGGCATATTGTTTGGCGAGCGCCACGCCCGCCCCGTCCAGCGTTTCGCGGCGGCCGTCGCGCGGCCAGGCCCAGGGCAGCCATTCGCCCCACGGTTTCAAGGTCAGCGCCTGCATGGCCGGCGTCTGCTGCGAGGCGCGGCAGGCTTTCGCGACATAGACGACATCGGCCTCGGTATCCCAGGCGAGTTCTACCGCGGCCGAGGGATGGTCCCAGCCGAAATCGAGCGCGCCGAGACGCGGCCAATAGCGCGGCAGCCGGAACGGCTGGCAGGCGATCAGTTCTTCGGCAATCGGAAAGATGCGGCCTGAGCCCAGCACCGGAATGCCCTTGGCGCGCGCCTCGCGCTCATGCGCGGGATAGGCGGCAACGATCGCGGCGCGCTGCTCGGGCGTATAATGCCCGGCATCGTCGATGGTCATGAAGGTGACGTGGCGGGTCATGGATGGTTTCCGGCTTGAATCAGTTTGGCAGGCGCGAGGCGCAGGGTGTTGTTTGGCCAAAGACTTTGCCGGTGGCAGGACGGAGGGGGCGCGAAGGAACGCGACCTGGCAAAACCTCACCCCTTCCCCATCCGCTCCACCTCCTCCGCCGACAGAAACAACAACATCACATCCGACATGCCGAGCAGCGGCGTAAACGTCACGATGGTGATCCCGCCGGTGGCGTTGGTGCGGGTCAGGCCCTCGGAATAGATGTCGAGCGGCGGTTCCTCGTCGAACCACACACCATGCAGCGTCTCGCCTTGCCACTTCTCGCGGCCCTTCTCGTAGCTTTTGAACGACAGCACGGATTCGCCCGCCTGGACATCGCCGCCACCGCCATGGCGCACCACGACGCTGTCGAGCGCACCGGGAGCATTGCGCCCCATGATGGTGTGGGCGATGGCGTCGGCGGGGATCATGCCGGTGCCCCATTCCGCCGGTTGCTGCGGCGGGCCGACCAGCACGCGTTGCGGGTTGTCGCGCGTGCCCTCGCCGGTGACGCCGGCGGCCCACAGCCGCACGGCCTTGTCGAACACCTTGCCTTGCCACCACGCGGGATAGCGGCCGGTGAGATGCATGGCCCATTCGGCGCCGCCGGCCCTGGTCTTGCCGAGCTGGTTGCCGGCCATGAACAGGCGCTCGCGATTGGTCGCGCCCGCCGCATGGAACGCGGCCTGCCTGGCGTAAGGTTGGTAGGCCGCAAGCTGGTTAGTGCGGCGCCTGCGGTCCAACTCCTTGAGCAGGCTCAGATATTCCCTCTTCGCCGCTGCCGGACTCTTTGAGACCAAGCTTTTCGAGGCCCGGCCTTTCCCTGAGGAACGGCCGCAGGACGGCTTCGAGGCCGCGGATGCGCTGCCTGATTTCGTCATCGCTCAATGCATCCAGACTGTTGGTGTCGATATCGGCACCCTTGGGCAGCACCGACAGCACGATCTTCAGATACTGGTCGGGCTTTTCGCTGCGGACCTTGGCAATGACGCCGGCGCCATGGGCGCGGAAATCGGCGCGCACGGCGACCAGGAAGTCATCACTCAGCGTCTTCTTTGCCCGCTTCGGACGCCGGAAGGGCTTGGCCTTCGCCGTGGATTTCGCCGCTGCCGGCGGATCGTCTGTGACCTCGGCCATGCCCTACTCCGCAATCTCGGCGGGCGCCGGCATCTCGGGCTGCTCTGCCGTATTGGCCTTCGCTGCTGTCTTGCGTTTTGGCTTCTTGCGCGACTTGGCCCTCTTGCCGGTGCGCGTCGGCTTGGCCTTTGGCTTGCGCCGTGCTGCCTCGAACGTCGCCGCCTCAGGCAAGGCTTTCAGCCTCGCCCGGACCAGACCAACGATGCTGCCACTGGCGCCCGCCTGCGGAAAGCCGAAGCCGTCGACCGCATCGACCGGACCGCCTCGCACCATGCCGATCAGCACACCGGCCGGCACCGCTTCGATACGGCCGACGCGCGCTTGCGGCACGCCCTCGAACAAGCCAATGGCGCTGACGACCTCGCGGCCGTCATCGCCGATGATGATGGTGGCGTAGCGGGACATGGGATTTCTCGCAGATATTGCGGAATGGGTCGTCAGTTTGATGAAAGGACAGCATTCCTTCGCGCCGACATTCAAAGTCGTCGATACGCCACATTCACTCGAAGATCGCGAGAAACAAAAACCCGCCTGGGCGGCGGGTCGTTGGCGCAAATCAGCACCATGCCTAGATCAATAGCATAACTGCCCTCACGAGGCAAACCGCGCGACAGGATTTGGTTTTGAATTCGGTCCCCTCGTCTCGCCGCCACGCACCCTTGGCGATACCGCCTTTGGCACCGGCGTTCGCCGCGCGCGACAGCCGGCACGATCAAGATTTATACGCAATCGCGTCTATATTTAGGCTATACGTCATCGCGTATAAAGAGGCGGGATACGCGACTCCGTATATTGAAATTTAATACGTCAACGCGTATATTCGGTCATGACATCTGTTCCGTTGGAGGCTGCCATGACCGACCAGATCGCTCGCAGCGAAAAACAACTCGGCGCCATCCTTCGCCGCATCAGGAAGCAAGCCAACCTCACGCAGTCCGATCTGGGCGACCAGACGCATCTGCGCCAGGGCACGGTGTCACGGCTCGAGGCCGGAGAGCCCGCCATACAGTTGCGAACCTTGATGGCCGCGCTTTCAGCGCTCAACCTGGAGCTGGTCGTGCGCCCGCGCAGCAAGGGCAGTGCCGCCGATATCGAAGACCTGTTCTGA